ACGGGTTATTCAGGTTCATTGGGTTATACGGGTTCTCGGGGTGCCGGTTTTGATGGATCGATGGGTGAAGTCGGACGTCCATATAAGTTTTCTAGATATACTGCAAATGGTAGTAATACTCAATTTACGCTGTCAGATTCAACTTCTAACTCAGCACACATTCTAGTATTTGTTAATGGTCTGATTGAGACACCCGATGTTGATTATATCGTATCTGGGACGACTCTGACTATCAATTATGTCCCTCAATTGAATTCTGAGATCGAAGTTAGATACTTCGGCACGACTCAAGGTGAGACTGGATATAGAGGATCTGAAGGTTTTAGAGGATCGAGCGGAGCAACGGGTTATGACGGATCTGTAGGTTATACCGGATCTAAAGGTGATACGGGATTTACAGGATCTTTGGGATTTACAGGATCCAAAGGTGATACAGGATTTGTAGGATCTATCGGTCCTACCGGTGCATTTGGTGGTGCAGCTTTTGACTATAGATTTGATGATTCTACCGCAAATACAGATCCTACTGACGGATTTGTAAGGTTCAGTAATACATCACTGGCATCTGCCACACGTTTATACATCAGTGAAAATGATAAATTTTTTACTTCTACATATACGTTCTTAGAGACGATTGATGATTCTACTTCAGCAATCAAAGGCCAGTTCACTATCACGAGTGCTGCCAATACAGACAGTTTCACATTATTTAGCATCATAGGATCTCATACCTATACATCAAACTTCTTTGATGTTCCTATAGCATATATTTCTGGAGCTACGACTTTTGCTGATAATGCAAATGTGATATTGACATTTGCTAGGACAGGTGACATAGGCGATACGGGATACACAGGATCTAAAGGATTCACAGGATCAAAGGGTGATATCGGATTTACGGGTTCTAAAGGTGACACAGGATTCGTAGGATCAAAAGGTGACATAGGATTCACAGGAAGCATAGGATTCACGGGTTCTGTCGGTTTCGTAGGGTCCAAAGGTGATACTGGATTCACAGGTTCTATCGGATATACAGGTTCTAAAGGTGATACAGGATTTGTTGGGTCTGTAGGGTTTGCAGGATCTAAAGGTGATACGGGTTTCACAGGATCCATAGGATTCACAGGTTCTATCGGATATACAGGTTCTAAAGGTGATACAGGATTTGTTGGGTCTGTTGGATTTACAGGATCCATAGGATTTACAGGTTCTAAAGGTGATACAGGATTTTTTGGATCTTTTGGTTATACAGGATCCTTAGGATATACAGGTTCGCTCGGCAATATCGGGTATGCAGGATCTCAAGGTGATCAAGGAATCCAAGGAAATATCGGACCTTTAGGATATGTAGGATCTCGAGGAGATCTTGGCTATACAGGATCGTTTGGTTCAACGGGTTATGTAGGATCTCAAGGTGTAGGATTTTCAGGATCTGCCGGCGCGGGATACACGGGTTCTGTCGGTTCATTAGGATTTACAGGATCTGAAGGTCCGATTGGATATGCAGGATCTCGAGGTGACTTCGGATACACAGGTTCTGAAGGACTTATCGGTTATACAGGTTCTCAAGGAATTACAGGATATACAGGATCCTATGGTGATTTCGGTTATACAGGTTCTCAAGGCGTAGGATATGTTGGATCTCAAGGTATCACTGGATACACAGGATCTTATGGTGATTTGGGATATACGGGTTCTATCGGTTATACGGGTTCTCAAGGTGTAGGATTTACAGGATCTCAAGGTATCGAAGGTATTCCTGGGGCTTTTGGTGGCACGACTTTCCTATATTTTTATTTTGCTAACACACAGAATTCAGATCCGGGTGCAGGTTCTTTAAGATTTAGCAATACGTCTCTTGCTAATTCTACGTTATTGTACATCAACAAAAGCGCTATAAATTTTGAATTCACATTTAATTCTTTATTGATTATCGATAGTTCCACATCGGGTATCAAAGGGCATTTTAAGATATCAACTTCTGGCAATAATTCAAATTATGCCACATTCATGATAATTGGTTCGTTAACAGATAATGGATCTTATGCTACTGTTCCTATATCATTCCTTTCGGGTGATGCTGGAGCTAACACAGTTCTCGGTGATAGTACTCTTACTGCTTTAACTCTTGCAAGAGCCGGTGATCAAGGAGATACAGGATATGCAGGTTCTATAGGTTCTCAAGGTCAGACGGGCGCGGGTTATGACGGGTCTATAGGATTTACAGGATCTAAAGGCGATATCGGATTTGTAGGATCTAGAGGAGATCTCGGTTATACAGGCTCTTTGGGCTATACAGGTAGCATAGGCTATACAGGATCTGAAGGATATACAGGATCTTCAGGATATACAGGATCCTTTGGCGATATCGGTTATACGGGATCTACGGGTGCTGGCTATGTAGGATCACAGGGTGATCTAGGTTATACGGGATCTACTGGCGCAGGTTATGATGGCTCTAGAGGTGCTACGGGTTTCACAGGTTCTTATGGTGATCTTGGCTATACAGGATCTACCGGCGCAGGATATGTCGGATCTAAAGGATTTGATGGTTCAAGGGGTGATCTAGGATACACGGGATCTCGGGGCGTAGGATTCACAGGATCTGCTGGCGGAATCGGAACTGGCGGATAT